TTTATAGCCTGGTTCCCAACAGCATGACTGGTTAATTTGCCATGCTCAAGGTTTTACTCTGGGTTCCGGTAATACGCCGCGGTTTGAGCCGGGGGTGTGGTTTTTCCCTATCCCACGAACATGATGATCACCCGTTTTCTCTCGGATCATGTCCTACCTATCTCTAATTATACGGCAATACCAAGAGTGCGTCAAGTATTTATTTTGCCAATTTGTCAGCGACACATTCCGCATGGTCGATGTCACTACGCGTGTATTCAATTTCATTTGCCACGAGGCTCATTATGTTTTCAATGAATTGCTCTGTCGTGATTGCCATTATGAATCCCACTCCAAGGAAAAGCCCCCATCTCCGGGGGCTAAATGTAAAGTGTCTTGCTAGGGGCCGCCTAACTCCCTGGATGGCGCTCCGAGTTACCCCGTGCTACGGCAGGCGGAAGACTAATACCGACGAGGGTTGCGCAAATCTGACGGGATGCGTCATCGGTGTGTTGCCTTATTGCTATTGACCGTGGTCGCCTCGCTTCAAGGGCTTGCTTCCGTGAGCGGTCAATAGCGCAGTTGCATGGATACAAGGACCCACCCACCAGGGGCCGACATCAATAAGATGCCATAGAGTCGTCCAGCACTTTACTATTATACTAAACATAACGAACGTTGTCAATCTTGAAAAAAACATTTTCTTTCCCACTTGCGCATAGGACAGACTTGCCTATACTTCTTGGCATGACAAAACGACTCGGAGGCGTTTCGTGACTGTAATCGCATGGGATGGAAAGACTCTGGCAGTTGACCGGATGGCGTCTACGGAGAACGGAAATATCTTCGAGGTGACAAAACTCCGAACCTTAAACGATGGGACCGCTACTGTTGGCGCTGGCCCAGTGTGCAAAGTCCTTGAGGTTCAGAACTGGATTGCAGATGGGTGCCTAGCTGAGGACTATCCGATGTGCGGGGAAAGTGATGGTGATTACTCAGTAATCCATGTGACGCATGATGGCGTTTTCCTCTATCAAAGCCAATATCCAATGAAGATTGAATCAAAATTCTTCGCAATCGGAAGCGGAGAGTCGCAAGCAAACGGGGCACTTGCAATGGGGGCAACAGCAAAGCAAGCATGCGAGATCACATTCCGCTACCAACTAGGCTGTGGTCTCGGTGTTGATACTTTCGAGCTCGGACCTCGACCTAAGACTGTTAAGTCTAAAATAAATGACATTAAGAAGAAAAAGAAGAAAAAAGCCAAGGGGCTGGTGTTGTGAAAGTAGCAGATCTTGCCCACATTATTGGGTGCACCAGGCAGTTTATTTACCTTATGCTGTGGGAAGGTAGAGTGCCCGGTGCATACCAGAACGAAAAGACCGGCGCATGGATAATACCTGACGACGTTATCGACAGGCTATCCCCGACGCGTGAAGACTTGGAGCTACCCTGATGGGATTCAAAAACAATGGACCATTTGGGAATAAGAGGGCCTCGGAACTGTTCCCGGTTAGGTTGACCGAAGGCGAGCGCGCAACAACAGCAAAGGTTATGCGTGGGGTTTACGAAGAAGAGCGTGTTAAGTCTATTCTTACTAGACACAAGCATGCGAAGTCCCGCGCTCACCATGAGGCCATGGATAGGATTTGGGACTTGGGTGATGGAGTAAAGCTCAACCGATACGAAGTGATGGAAGCGATAGTCATCCTGGTCGGAGAAGGAATCAGTCTTCCAGACCTTTGCGCTCAAGACAATTACCCGACACTGGCTGAGACAAGAAGCTGGTTCAAACGCCACCCCGATTTTCAACACGCACTCAAGGAAGCACAGGTTGACCGTGGTCATATACTTGGGGAACAAGCACTTCTAGAGGTTATGAATACAACAGACGTTGCAGAAACTCCGCTGGCAAAGCTCAAGCACGAGGCCCTAAGTAAGGCGGCTGCAAGACTTAATAATGACTTTAAGGAAAAGCAGCAAATCCAGATCGAGGACGTAACTGATAGGATGACTGAAGATCAGATTATCGCAAGAATAAAGGCACTCTCTACGCAATTCCCCGAGCTTAAAACACTCTCAGTAAAAACAGCCTGCGAAGATGCAGAGATCGTTGAAGGAGAATAAAACCAAATGGTAATCAATATTAACGACATGGATATAGCTGGCCTAATCAAAAAAAGCAAAGACTTAAACGATGAGAAAAACCGCGCAAAGGATCTTTCTCCAGATCTTGTTCGAGAAGAGTTGAAGATGATGGACCATATAGAAGGCGCTCAAATCCGCATAAACAACTTTGACATAATTAAGACCAGTGCTGACTCTTACACAATCACAAGTCTTCATGGCGGAGGGTCTGCAGCAAGGCAATTCCTTTTCGACCTTATAGACAACGTTGAAGAGTTCTTTGTCGTTAGGCAGGCATTTAGGGAACTGATGGCAGGTATGGCTGACAATGTTCATGCACTAGCCAGGTCACAGAAAAAAGACATAGGAGACCCTATTGACTTCGTGGAGCTCGGACGTTATCTTAGTGGTCTGATAACGGAGAAGGAAGGGAAAGACAATGGCGTTTCTGCTTGAACCACTATACGTGCTTTTGTGGCTGCTAACACTAGGTGCCCCAACCGTAATGATTGCAGACAAAGAGGGTTTCATAAGCCTGATGATTAAGGGCTGGGCTGGATGCATCGTTGGTTATCGTGAGTATTGAGCCATGGAACATATTCGAATGATTGACTTTATCTTTGTAGCCGTCTTGTCAGTGTGGGCGGTCGGGCTGTTGACGATGGAACTCTTGGCTGATATTAAGCGAAACAGATGGTTTTAGGTAACGTGGGAGACAAGCATGAATGAACTGCTTACAGCTTTTTTGATCCTGGCACTTTCTCCGTCAGTCGCATATATGTATGTGGCGGTATGCTGCCTAATTTTGCGCACAGGGCTTTCAGAGCATTCCAGCACACCGTCAGACCCTAACTAACAATCGACGCAACCAGAGGCAGCCTAGGGGCATTCACGAATGACAGATTGCATGAACGACTGGCGCGACATGATTATCGACAAATACGCAAAGTCAAACCGAATACTCTGCGAAACCATAGAGACACAGGCTAAGAAGATTGAACTGCTTAGCGGGATGCTCGCAGACATAAAGCAATGTTCGGAATCCGGTGGGACATCCAGGGATATTGAACGACTTGCAAGAGAGCATGTTGCACTGTCAATCATGATTGGAGAATAAAAAATGGAAGAAGACGCAAACAAAAGATACCTGGTAGTCGACTATGGATTGCATGGCGGTGGGCATCTCCCATTTGTCTACTCGAGAAGTTCCACAATGGAAGGCGCCAAAATCATAATCAGAGAATATTCCGCCAAAGAAAAAAACAAGAATCTTGGAATTATATTCGACGGACAATCGAGAGAACAAAAATGAAAGAAAACTGTCGGAAGCGATATCTTGTGGTTGAGTTTTCACTTACTGGTTCTGAGTCTCTGCCATATGTCTACAAGAAATGTGCAACAGTAAGCGAAGCCAAAACTCTGATAGAGGGACGTGGTGCTTCTGGCAAGTATTTAAAGATTGTGTTCGATGGCGAGTTAGGAGAAATAGAATAGGTCGAAGAGATGAATTGCACGCGCAAAATAGATCGGGGGCCAAGTGGCCCCCTTTCCTTTTAATGCGATCTCTCCCCCTTTATTTGTGACCAACCACGTCGGTAGTTGTAACATTCACTCCACAGTAGTCGATAACCGTAGGCCGTTCAATCTCTGTGTGGTGCATGACGTCGAAGATTGAGTCCTTTGGTTGCGGTAATAACGGTTCAAATGGGGAATGTCCAATTGGTTTTTCTTTAGGGTCCTTCATAAATCTCCTTTAGGAAATGCACACTTAGTGCTTGTTGCTCGGTCCTATTCTATTGTATAATAAAATAGGGGATTTTGCAATGGCTGAAGTTACCTACGAGATGAAAGAATACCTCAAGCTTCTTTCGGCTCTTAAAGACAAGCGCTCCAAGAACAAACTGGCGTCATTCAAGTTTTACGAAAAGCAGCGTGAATTCATCAACTCAACCAGCAGAATCACCGCATTGTTTGGTGGTAACCAGGTAGGGAAGTCTACATGCGCCTGCGCTTTACTGACTTATCATCTAACTGGAGACTATCCAGAGTGGTATGAGGGCATTAGGTATGATAGGCCAGTGGATCTTTGGGTAGCAGGTGAAACATCGACCCGTGTTCGCGACACTCTGCAGCAAACTCTTTTTGGAAGACCTGGACAGGTTGGGACCGGAGTGATTCCTGGGGACCTGGTCGATATAGACTCTATTACAAGGAAGGCTGGCATTCCACATGCAATAGATTTCGCATATGTAAAGCACACAGGTGGTGGACTCAGTAGCGTTCAGTTCTTTTCGTATGAAATGGGTAGAGAGAAGTTCCAAGGATCGACAATCGATCTCGTTCTTTTTGACGAAGAACCGCCAATCGAAATCGTCAACGAATGTAAGATCCGAATTATGGCTAAAAAAGGCAGGATGTTTTTTGCCTTCACCCCGCTAAAGGGATTAACTCCATTATATAATGAGTTTATAGAGAATGATGCTGTACATAAAGTTACCCTGACGATGGACGACGCGCCGCATATCTCGAAAGACGAGAGAGAAGCATTGTTGTCTGGGATGAGTCCAGCGGAACGCATGGCGCGGGAGTATGGAGTTGCAACCGTTGGGTCCGGACAGGTGTTCCAGTTTCAGCAAGAAGAATACCTAATGAGCGACTTCGAAATCCCAAGCTATTGGCCTCGGGTTGGCGGATTTGACGTTGGAATACGTCACCCGACAGGGGCTGTTGCTGTTGCGTTAGATAGAAACACTGGTAGTGCTTACGTTTATAAGGAATATCAGGTCTCTGATAAAACAGCAATAGACCACGCAAAGGCGTTACGCAATTGGAAGATGAGGTTTGCCGCTGATCCATCGGCTTGGAACAGGAACATAGGGACTTGTTCGTCTACAGCCAAGATTTATATTGACGAAGGAATGGATGTCTTTAAAGCAAACAATGACCGCGAAGCATCTATTCACAAAATTAGACTTATGATACAGTCCGGAAAACTCAAGATATTCAATAGCTGCAAAGAACTCACAACTCAGATGCGTTTATATAGAACACGAGAAGATGGAACTATCATTAAAGAAAGAGATGACTTGATTGATCCTCTCAGGTATGCTATCATGGCTATAGAGAAGGCTGACTCTTTCAGCAATGGACGACAAAGCGACGAAGTTGTAATTGTTGACTGGAAGCCATCCTCTTCGAGTTATGGCTATTAAACGGAGACTATAAACATGGCGTATGAAGAGCTTATGGACAAATCGCAGCCAGTAAATTTTAAGTCTACCGACGCGTTAGGGAGTCCAAGCATTCCGTCTAGCATTTCTGACTTAAAGAAGGACGCGTTGGAAGATGACGATGGAGACTTAGAACTCCAAGAAAAGATTGAAGGATTAGACCCGGACAAAGTTGACGCTATTGCGACAATGACTACAGACGAATATTCTACCTATAAGGGAGCACGCTTCTTTCAAGAAAAGATTTGGATTAGAGCGCATCAAAATATCAAAGGCGTGTATGGCTCCGATATGGACTTCGGGAGTGGGACATCTAGGGCGTTCGTTCAGGTTACGCGCCCCAAGGTCCAAACCATGGTTGGTATGGTAATCCCAATCCTGCTTCCGAACGGGAACAACGCCTGGACAATCGATCCTTCCCCCAGACAAAGAAACCGTGCGCTGGTTGCCGACATGGTTGCGAATGGCGCGTCCGCGGATGAGATTAAACTTGCTTTGCAGAAAAGGGCAGAACTTGCCGCAAGGAATTTGACTCAGAAGGTAGAGACTGGCTTTATCGAGGCCGATCTAACGACACACCTGACGCGTCTTATTAACGATGCTGGATCTTACGGGACTGGTATTCTGGCCGGGCCATTTGCAGAAGAAACCGGAGAAGAAGTCGTTACTGATGAGGCACAGCCTGATCTTTATCGCCCAGAAGTTGAATCTGTTTCTCCGTTCGATATCTATCCAGACCCTGGAGCAAGGACCGTAGAGGAGTGCCGTTCCATAATCAGGAGAAAGATCCTAAACAAGCGACAACTGAAGGACTTGCAAAAGAAAGGCGAAGCTTGTGGGTTCATCACCGGGGCTATAAGTGAAGTTTTGTCAAACTACAGTGACGGCAACTGGACGCCTGAGTGGTGGGAATCAGTGATCAATGTTACCAACTCAAACTATCAAATGACTGCGCCAAACGGTAGATTCGTTTGCCTTATCAGGTGGGGGTGGGTGAGTGGCGAAGATCTAATAAAAGCCGGATTCAACGGTATCGATGAGTCGATGCGAGATGACCAGGTGATGTGTCAGACGTGGGTAGTTGGGCACAAAGTGATTGCGATCAAGGTTAGCAAGCTATATCGCGATAGGCTCCCATACTACTTCGTTCCATTCACTGTAGTCCCGCACTCAATCTGGGGAACAGGAATCCCAGAGCAGATGTTCGATTCTCAAGATGCAACGAATTCTTGCGAACGTGCAAAGATGGACAACCTTGCGTTGAGTGCGAGGCCGCAAGTGTTTGTAAATACAGATAGATTAGTTAAGGGGACAAACGTCTTAGAGCAGACGGCTGGCAAGATATGGGGGTTCAAACAGTCTGAAATATCTCCTAATGCAACACCAATCCAGTGGTATACGCCAGACTGTAGGATTGACGTTATTCAGGCGGTGCAAAACTCAAGCATGCAGTTGGCGGATGAGCAAACATCAATGCCTAAACTTCTGTCTGGGTTTGGCGGCGAAGGTGTGCACAACCGGACAAGCAGCGGGGCATCACTCCAATTCAATGCAGCCATTACGCCACTAAAAACTGTGGTGTTCAACGTTGAGAACACGCTCATTAAGCCGCTTGTTTCCAATATGATAGCATTTTATCGTGAGTTCAGCGAGGATGCGGACATTCGCGGTGACTTCAAAGTTTTCGCTCGTGGCGTTCAAGGTTTGATGGCAAGGGAATCGCTGCTTGGCGGTCTTTCTCAG